TGATTGATCTTGTTGATTAAATGCTAAAGGTTCTTTAGAAGATATAACTGTAACACCTGGGATTGAACGAATGTCTGAGTATATTTCTTTTTGTGGTCGAATATCAATATTAGTAATTAGCATACCAATCATTTTGTATTTGTCTTGGTATTCTTCATTAAGTTTTTTGCTTAATTCTTCTTTTACTAAAGTACGTAAATGATTTAGTTTCATACTGTTATAAATATTATATTATCTAATAAGATTAACATTTCCTTTAATTAAAGTTTTTTTATCATTATTTTTATCCCCATATACTATAATCCAAGTATATATACCATTTTGACATATTGTATTATTATATGTTCCATCCCAAGCTATTTCACTATTATAACTTTTAAATATTAATTCACCCCAACGATTATATATAGTTAGATAAAAATCTTCAGGATCAAAACCTGAGGTAAATACAGGGAGGAAAACATGATTAATTTCATTACCATCAGGGGTAAATGTGTTAGGTATGTATATTAATTCTTCAGGACATCTTTGAATAGTTGTTATATATGTTGTAGGATAAGATACACATCCATTTTCATATGCTACAGCTGAAAAGGTAAATGTTCCATAATTATTCCATAAAATAGGTAAGGTTAGGCTTGCAATACTGTCTTGATTTAATATCCATATTATGTTACCCCCACCTAAAGAAGTTGCACTATATACTCTACCTATACTATCTCCTTCACACAATTCTATAAATTCAGAATTTAAACTTCCTAAATTGTTTTGTATTTGTGAAATAGAAGGTCTAGGATAAACGGTTATTAAGCGAGTAGTATCAAAAGTACAATTTGATTGTATATAAGTGTATGTTATTATATTATTTCCTGCAATAGAAGGGAAAGGGCAAAATAAATTTCCATTGACACTATTACCTGTAAATGTTCCTCCAATAGGACTTCCAGTTAATGTTACACAATTAGCATAGTCACATAGCGGAATAATCGAATCAATCGTAGGTAAAACGTTTAAAATATAAACATCCACTACTTGGGGTAAACTAGTACAACCGCTTTGATTCACCGCTACAACATTAACGGCTCCTGGTATAAGTCCTGCAGGTAATGCTGACCAATTTATAGTAATATTATTAGTTCCTTGTCCTGTAATAATAGATCCTACACTTGCCCAGTTATAAGAGTATCCTACTCCTAAATTTGGCACTGAATATGTTTCATTAGAAGATAAATAACATATTGTATCTAATGAGGTAATATTTCCTACTACTACCATTGGAGGATTTGTTAATATAATAGTATTTGAAGCAGGACATCCATTTGCATCTGTTACTGTTACATTATAAGTTCCGGCACATAAATTAACTGCTGTTTGTGTAGTTTGTCCATTATTCCATAAATAAGTATATGGAGCAATACCATCAATTGGATTTGTTGTTGCCGTTCCATTACAATCTCCAAAACAGACTGGGTTAGTACTTACCATGAGAGGAGATGTAAGTGGTGGTGGATTGTTTAAAGTAACTGTAGAGCTATAGGTACAGCCTGCGGCATCAATTAAATTGTATGGATAAATACCTGCGCACAGATTAATCTGACTAAAATTGGTTCCTGGTTGGCTCCAAGAAATGGTTATGACTCCTGTTCCTCCATTAGGTGTAATGATTATCGAGCCATCACAGCTATTATTACATTGTGGATCATTAGCAACCACATTGGGTGGTGGTAGGTTCGGTGGTCCTGGGGCAACAAATACAGTATCAGGTCCTAAATTGCCTACTCCTATATTACAAGTTGACCATCCAGCATTACAAACCGGATAAACAAAATGACATGTATAATTTGCTCCTGCAGGAGGTGGAGTAACTGTAATTGTTGGACCAGTTCCAATTGGATTTGGGTTTCCTACTTGATACCATGTTAATACAGGTTGAACTGTAGGTCCTGAAGGGGTGTAACGTTTTGCGTCATTAACTGCAGACCATTGAGTTGAGTTTCTACCGGGAACTATAACTGCAAGATTTCCTGGTAAGTTATGAATACCTTGAACTGCAGTGCCTCCTGCCCATTGTGGACAATTTGGTTTATTTTGTATGTAGTTTTCTATTAGATTTGTTGATTCATATATTACAATATGAAAAGTTCCTTGAAGATTAGTACATGAATACATAGGAACTCCAATCCAACTTACTGTAAGCTTCCTACATGGTGCAACTCCTGATGATTGGTATCTAATTTGGCCTCCAATTCCAGGGTGCCAATCTTGCCATGGTCCCATAATACAATTTTTTGGAACACTAAGAGCTCCATTTGGTATTGGAAGTGATGCAAAATTATTAGGTTGTGCAGGTGAAAAAGATATCCAACCATTAGACCCTATCCAAAATTGTGTATAAGTGTTACCAAAAAAACAAAAGTTAAATCCAATATTATAAGGTCCTGATTGTGTGTCATCACCTAATTGAACCATAGTTCCTGTGTTGGTTTGAGCAACATAAGGAATTGTAGTTACTCCGTAGTTTGTTGTTTGATTTGGATTAGCACCACCTGGTCCACATTGTGAGAGATCTGCTGTTAATGTAGTAGTATTAACACCACAAGGTAATAATTGATCTGGTCCTAATGCAGGACAATATTGGCCATATCCTATATTAGCCAATAAAATAAATAATAATAATTTTTTCATAAATTTAATATATGAAAGGAAAATGAAAGCCCCAAATTTCTTTGGAGCTTTTTGTATAATTTGTTGTTGTTTCTTAATAATTTAAAACACAATAATCTGGTTGAACTTCAAGAGCAATATTTACAGGAGTTCCATCATCATCATAACTATAATCTCCAAAATTAACACTTGTAATAATAGCTCCCATAACTTTCCATTCAGAAACAATATCTCCTACAGGACCTAAAACTTGAAATGTAAGATCTTTCTTATAAAAATCAGAATAACCATCTCTACCAGTAACAGATTCATGATGAAGTCGTACCCATTCCATTACTGATTGTGCTCCTGAAGGAGTGATTGATTCATATAAAGTTAATGCAATTGTGCCCCAAATAGTTTTTCCTTTTATATATCGTTGTACATTAATATGATTAAGTGCTACCGCAGTTTGGGTTAAAGAAACAGCTCCTACTCCTTTTATTAAATATGAAGGAACTCCTTCCATTTTTAAAAGAAAGCGGTTTGTTTGTTTAGGTTCAAACGCTGTAAAAAATATATCTGAATAATTTAAAATTGGCATCTTGCTTTAGTTTTTGTTTTGTTTTATTATAAATATTTAATAAATTAATTTTTTATCCAGGAAATTCAGCTCCTGTTGGTAATAAGATAAAATCCAATGAAATAAATTCAGCAGTTCTTGTAGGTTGGATATAAATTTGTCCAACTAATTGATTTTGATCAATTACTGATGGGGTATTATTTGAGTCATTCATTATTACTTTAAAAGCATACAATCCTTGTTTTTGTTGAATTCCAGTTAAATAAGGATTTACTCTATTTACAAATGCAAGTCTTGTAGTATCTGTATTTTGTTGAAATACTAATGTATCTGATATTTGTCGGATATAATTTTTTAATTCAATCATTAAGCGACGAACATTTACTCGATCTAATGCTGAATCTGCTTTTTGTAGTGTTTTTTGTCCAAATACTACTACACCTTGTTTAGGTAATGTTGCAATTGGATTAATATTATTTATATATAATGTATCTCTATTAGCTTGAGTTAATTTTAATTCTGCTTGTAATACTGTAGATAAACCTCCACGATTAATACCCGCAGGTGCAAACCAAGGAGCAGATACTTTATCATTAAATGCATATACACCTGGAATTACTGTTGAAGCAGGTATCCATACGTGTTTTCCTGTTGCGGGATCGATGATTCGAACCCAAGGCCAATAAGATGCTACATATGAAGTGTCACGTTGTTGAGCTTGATTTACGGTTTGATTAACTGTACTATTATATGATACTAAATCTAATACAAACATATTATCACCTCTAGTAATTGTATTAGCAATAATATTACTAATTTGAGAATTATGTCCTGGGACATCATTTAATAGTCCTGGGGTAAATAGTAAATTAAATTGATATGCTTCTGGATTTCCTAGTAAGGCAATCATATTATTATAATCACTTCCTATTAATCCTTGAGTATTTGTTCCTATTTGATCGTAAAAATTTATTATATTATTTACATTTCCAGTAGCACCCCCAAAAGCACCCGCTAAAGAACCACTTCCTATGATAGGTAATGAACTTGTGTATGTTAAGTTAGTTATAGTTCCATTTAAATTTAAATAATTTGGGGTAGTATAATTTACTTCTTTTACACGAATATAATTTGAATTATTTGGATAACTTCCAGATAATTGCATTTGGTTATTTGATAAATTATAATTTAATTTTTGATCTCCAATTACTTGAGAAATAAAACGAAATGAATTTGGATCTAAATTTATATTATTAAAAGATTCTAAAACAATTTTATTATTTTGATTATCATTTCCTTGTCTAATTAATAAATTAAAATTTCCTGATCCTGTATTTACACCTGTAATTTCATATCTTACATTTTCTTTACTTCCTGAAATTAAAGAGGATAAAACTCCTGAACCTGAATTATTCATTAAGGTTCCTTCAGATAAGGTTTCTAAGGTAAAAGAAGTAGCATTAGTACCTCCAGCATAATAAACTGTAGTACTTCCTGAAATATAATAGTATGAATTTCCTGTTACTCCTAAAATAGAGGCAGTTATATTCATATTAGGAGTAGAAAATGAAGCACTACTATTAATAGTTGTGTTAGTATAAAAGTTAGGGTTTGTTGGAATTGGTAAAGATGAAGTAGCATTATTAAATACATCTAAAACAGATGATCCTGAAAGAATTACATTTACTCCATTAAAGGAAGCTGTGTATCCTGTTGTAACAGCACTTGTTAAATTAAGTGTTGAAGATGCAAAAGTTAATCCAAGTCCTGAATTTACAGAGGTTGTTGCTGGAGTGTAAGAACCACTAGTAACACGAGCTACTAATAATGAAGTACCACCATAAGTAAAATAATTATAAGCAGCAATTGAAGTTAAATATGAATATGCATTACCACCACTAATAAAAGTATCACCAAATACTCTTTGATAATCAGAATAAGTAGTTACTAATATAGGTTTTTCTACTGGGCCTTTTACTGTTGGTCCTATAATAGCTGCACCCGCTTGTACAGGTTGTCCTGTTAAGAATGTGTTGTCTATTTCGCTTATTGCTACTCCTGGGGAGGATGTAAAGTTTGCCATTTTATTTTTTATTATAAATATTAAATTCTTTCCTAAAATATATTGTTATTAAGAAAAAGTTGCACCTACAGGTAGTATATTAAAATCTAATACAATAAATTCTGCTGTTTTTGTAGGTTGTAAATAAATTTGACATACCATTTGATTATTATCTACTACTAAGGGAGGGTTATTTGTATCATCCATAATTACTTGAAAATTAGATAATCCTTCTTGTTGTTGAATTAATCCTAAATATGGATTTACTAAAGATAAAAAACTTTCTCTAGTAGCTGGGGTGTTTTGTTCAAAAACAAAAGAGTTTGCAATTTGATTAACATATCTTTTTATAGTAATTAATAATCTTCTTACATTTACTCGATCTAATGAACTAGCTTTTTTCTGTAATGTTTTTTGTCCAAATACCGTTATTGCTGGGATTCCTGAAGGAGAGGGGAATGTTGCTATTGGGTTAATGTTAGCTTGATATAATAAATTTCTATTAGATAAAGTTAATATTTTTTCTGTTTGAGTTGCTACGCCTATAACACCTCTAGAAGTACCTGCAGGTGCAAACCAAGGATATGAAATTAAATCATTTTGTTTATATACTCTAGGAATTAAAGTACTAGAAGGAACCCAAGGTAATTGATTAGGAATACTAGGATTAGGAGTTTTAAGCCAAGGATAATAAGCCGCAGCATATGATGTATTTTTATCAGATGCATTGTTTACAACATTAGTAAATGTTTCTCCATACGTTGCAATATCTATTACCATCATGCTATCTGCTCTATTTTCTATCATATTAATAGCATTATTAATAACAGCATTACTTAAAGGAAAAGATATAGGATCTGCAATTAATCCTGGGGTTACTAGTAAATTATATATATAAGCTTCTTTATTAGATAATAATTTAATTGATTCTGTATAATTATTAGGAATTAATCCTTGTATATTTGTATCAGTTATATTTTCATAATAATTACCATTTATACCTGTAGGGAGATTATCTCCTTTTGCATTTCCAAATGAACCACTACTAGCAATAGGAAGAGATCCTGTAAATTGAGTTTTAGGGATACCTAAATTAGTAAAATATTCGGGGGTAGTTTGGTTTACTGCTTTAACCCTAACATAAATAGATTGATTTGGATAACTTCCCGAAAGTTGTGTATAGTATTCTCCTGCATCTTGAGTTACAACTTCAATTTGATTACCTATAACTCTTTCAATATAATTAGGTGAATATGGATCTAATGATAATGGTCCTAAAGATTGTAAAATGGTTGGTGTAGTAAATGAATCATTTCCTTGTCTAATAACTAAAGAAAAAGTTCCAGTATTAATATTAGGGTTAATAATTTGCCATCTAAGATTATATTTAGATCCACTTAACAACGTGTTATTACTTCCCGCAGGACCAGTACTATTCATTACAATCCCTTGAGATAATGTCTCTAAAACAAATAAATTTGAATTATAAGGAGCTCCAGAAGCATGAGATGAAGCTGAAATAAAAGATGAAGTTGCAGGGGTCCAATCAGTAGTACTTCCACTAACTACTCTAGTAACTAAAAGAGAAGTTCCTCCACTACCAGGAAAATTAAAATAATTAAAAGCTGCTATTGAAGTAAAATAAGAATAAGAAGTACTTCCACTTGTAAAAGTATCACCAAATTTACTTAAATAATCTGTATATGTAGTACAAATAGTAGGAATACCTACTCTACCTATAACTGTTGGGCCTATAATTGTAGCACCAGATACTATTGGTGTTTGAGAAATAAAAGATTGATCATTTTCTATAGATGATATTCCAGGAGATATAATTGTTTCAGCCATTTATATTAGATTTTGTTATAAATATAATAAAATACTAAAACAAGTTAATCTAAATTAGTAATCTCACCTGTTTTAGGATCAAGATTAATTTTACCATATTTATCTGTTACTAATTTAGAAAAATTTTCTTCAATATTTTTCATTTCATTAAGAAATTCTTTAACTGTATCATATTTTTCTTCAAGGCGAATTTTATATAATTCAATTTCTCCTAATTCTATTACTACTGATTGAGTTTTTTCTTGAATTTCTCTTAAACTTTTTAGTTCTTCTTTTGTTAAAAACTTTTTTTCTGAAACTATTCCCATAAATTTGATTTATTATTTGTTAATACATATGGTTATTTTCCTTGAAAAACATAAGGTTTTTTATAGTTTTTGCTATTTTTACATTTACTAGATTTTGATTTCGAATGAACTCCAGGATTTTTCTTTTTTGCTTTGCGAAGAAATGAAATTACGGATTGGGTTTTTGTTTTTGCTGCCATGTTATATATTATTTATATTATTAGTTGATTCTGCTACTATAATAACTTGAGATTTACTATTAAACTTTTTAATGGATGATAATTCTTTTTGAATACTATCAGGAATTATATATCCTGAAAGTTTTATACTAAAAGTTCCTTTTACAATACGATTTGTATTATCGGTAATTTCAACAGTTGTTGAATATGAATCAATAGATGCTTTGAATTTAAACCGTTCAGGATCACCCCAGTATGAATCAGAAGCATAATTTATAGCTTCAATTATTTTATTTAATTGCTCCATATAGTATGTTTGAATAGTGCAAGAATATGTTAAAGTAACATAATCAGGTACTACATTTACTATAAATTGTTGTACTGGGATGTGATTAGTTAGGACACTAAAATTTGAATAATCATTTTTTGAATTATATAATTTTGCCCAAGATGTATATAAATGGGGGGAGTTTGCATCTAATTTATTTGTTAAAGAACGATTTTTTTCTATATTATCACGTTTAAACATAATTAATGGAGACATTATAGCACCATTTTTATCTTTATAGTAACCATCTTTCTGAGTTGATTTCCAACGTTCAGGAGATCCATATATAACAGGAACTGTTAATCTATTTCCATTTTGAATAACTGTAGGACGAATTACATTTTGAAAGTAGTACATAATAGATTCATCAATATCTTGTAAGCCTACTGTGAATGGTTTTGTTTTATCATCTTTAAATGACATTTTTTCAGAACGATTAAAATCTATTCCACTTTGTTTTTTATCAGTAAATTGATTAAATTCAGAAGGGATATTTGGATTGCCTAAAGATTGACTAGTTTCAGGAAATATATAAGGATCTACTAAACCATTTGAGATTTCTTTTTGAGACTTTGGGTGGGGTTTCCTAGCTGAAGGCATATCTTATATTCTTTCTTTAGTGATTTGAACTCTATCAGAAGGTACATAATGACATGTACATGTAATGGATACATTGGTACCAAAGTTTTCTAATCCAGGATTTAATGGGTTTATATTGTAAGGGTAATCTGGGTCTTTACCTACAAATAATTGATTATCTGCTACATTATTTAATTCCCAATATCCTTCATACCACATTATTATATCTCCAACTTTAGGTAAAATATTAGCATCAATTAAATCATCTCTAAAAAACTTAAACGAAATTGG